GAGAAGAAGAACAGAAGTGGATGAAAAAGGTTGATTATTATGGTGATGATTATACGGGAGGTTATGACCGTAAAGAAAAAGAATTGAAAAAAATAATGGGCCCATTGAAAAGAAAGTGGATTAAAAAATATATTGATATGGGATATAAAATTATTGATAAATACAAACCACAAATTAAACGACATATATTAAGTCAAAAAGATAAACCATCACAACACGGGTGGAACGAAATACTTGTTAACCAAATTAAAGTTAAAGATGTATTTATGTTAACCAGGTCAGACTTATATAAAGACGAAGCTGAAAAAATTGCAACAGGCACGGTTACCGTAGGTTCACCAGCACAATTTAGAAAATGGTATAACCAACGAGGTGGTATTATTAATGAAAATAAAAGAATTCCAAGAAAGAAAGGACAACATCGTGGTTCTAAATCACATTCAGATTTATACACGGATGAAAATCCAAAAGGAACAATCAAAGGATTAAAATTCGCTACCACAGATGACGCAAAAAAATCCGTTAGTAAAATAAAAGGTAGTGGTAAATCTCACGCTCATAAAATCCAAGCAGCAGTTGCTATGGAACAACGAGCAAAAGAAATGGGTAAGACAGCTCAAGCAGGAGTTTATCGTAGTTATATAAATTCTATGAAAAAGAAAACCAAAAAGAAGAATGAATCATTTTTTGGATTAGGTGCAGGAGATGTTCCTTCACCAAGTCGTAAAATGGTTAAGAAAATGAAAAAGAAAGGAAACACATCAGTTCCTTATGGTAGTGGATATAAAAAAATTGATGAAAGAGCAAAACAAGCAGTAGTTCGTGGAAAACTACACAAAAATATTACAGGATTTAATCTTACTTACAAAGGTAAAAAATATAAAGAAATAGATTTTGAAGCGAGAAAAATAGATAATAGAACAGAACTCGTTACTTTAAGAATATTAAATCCAAAAAAATTATTTGGACAAGATTTAAAAGTTAAATTTAGAACTATTTCTCGTGGCCCATTTATGAAAACCGATACAAGTAAAAAAGTAAACGAACAAAAAGAAATTAAAAAAGTAATCGCAATATATCCAGGTCGTTTTCAACCTTTTGGCCCACATCACAAAAAAGTATATGATGCGTTAAAAAGTAAGTTTGGTGAAGTTTACATAACAACATCAGATATACAACAACCACCAAGACACCCAATGAACTTTAATGAAAAAGTTAAACATATGGTTAAAATGGGTATTCCAAAAAATCGTATCGTGAAAGAAAAAGTTCCTTATGTTGCGAATAACTTATTAAAAAAATTTAATAAAGATACAACGGCAGTTGTTTATGTGTTTGGTGCTAAAGACGCCGGTAGATTAAAAGGTGGTAAAAAGAAGTCAGGTGGATTAACTTACTATCAAGATTTAAAATCAAATCTAAATAATTTAAAAGGATTCGAAGAACACGGATACATTTATGAAGCACCATTTGTAAAAGTAAGTGGTATCTCAAGTGGAACAGAGATTAGAAAATTATTAGGTAGTCCAAAGTTTGATGATAAAAAAAGACAACAAATATTCAAAAAAACATTTGGATACTTTGATAAGTCCACATATGAAATGATGACTTCCAGATTTAAAAAGTTATTTGAATTTTTCCAACAACCACAAGTAAAAAAACTAATGAAAGAAGTAAGTGGTTTCGGAACAAGTATAAATGCAAGTGATATGTCAGATGAGGGTATGTATGATTTTTTTGGTTCATTAGAAGATTATTATAGAATATCACCAGAACACGCAGAGGTTATTGGTTATGAATTGATTGATTTTCCAGTAAGAGATTCTGAGGATATGATGTTTACCATTATGGCAGATGAATACGAAAAGGACAGAACCAAAACCGTAACACACGGAAGAACAATTAATCAAAACAGAAAAAATAAAGAATCAGTTGATAATCCATTTCCAAAGTATAAAGAACGAATGAGAAAAACATTAGGTGGTCTTGGATTTGAAATAATTAAATACTTCGGTGAAGAGTCATTTACTAAGATGAAAGAATCACCACTACTGGCTAAAAAAGATATTGATAAGGGTGTTAGCCATATTAAGAAAGTTCAAGAAGGGTTTATGGAAGATGTTAAATTATTAATAGAAGGTGGAGCATACGGACATATGAATCATCCATTTGATGATAATAATTTGACGTTTTCAGATTTAAAGAACATAATTATTATAGGGTTAGAAGGAAAGCTTAATCGTGAAGATAATGTTTCTGAAAAACTTGACGGACAAAACCTAATGGTAAGTTGGGTTGACGGAAAGTTAAAAGCAGCCCGAAACAAAGGTCATCTGAAAAATGGTGGTAAAACTGCACCAACAACTTCCGGTATAGCAAGTATGTTTGCTGGTAGAGGTAATATTAAAAAAGCATTTGTAGGTGCGATGAGAGATTTAGAAAAATCAATAGGTTCTTTATCAGACGCTCAAAAGAAAAAGATTTTTGGTAATGGAACCAAATGGATGAATTTAGAGGTTATATATCCACAAACAAGTAATATTATAGATTATGATGTCGCTGAAATTGTATTCCACGGAACTACTGAATATGATATGTCTGGTAGAGCAAAAGGATATTCAAAGGAAGCTGCTCGTATGTTACAAGGTATGATAAAACAAGTAAATCAAAATATACAAAAAACATTCAAGATTAGTAAACCTAACTTTTTGAAAATGAGTAAAGTTCAAGACTTTAGCAAGAAGAAATCTACATTTTTAAATAAGTTAAATAAGTTACAAAGTCAATATGGATTAAAAGATAGTGACAAATTAGGTATGTATCATCAATCTTATTGGCAAGAATATATTTTCAACGCAGCAAAACAATTCAAAGTTAAGTTGAAGAGTAATCAATTAGTAAACTTAACGAATCGTTGGGCATTCTTTGATAAATCATATAGTATAGGACAAATTAAAAAAGACTTCAAAGACAATCCACAATTTATTGATTGGATATTAAAGACTGATAAACTTGACCATAACAAAATGTTTAAACAAAATATCAAACCATTTGAGATATTATTTTTCCAAGTAGGTGTAGAGATATTAAAAAATATGTCAGGTTTCTTAGCGGTATCACCAGACACAGAAGTTCAAAAAATTAAAAAAGATGTGGACACCGCACTAAAAGATTTACAAAAACCAGATAAAGTAGAAAAATTAAAAAAATTAAAAATACAAATAGAAAAATTAGAAGCTATCGGTGGTTCGAGTGCAATCGTCCCAAGTGAAGGATTGGTATTTAAATACAAAGGTAATATATACAAATTCACAGGAGCATTTGCACCAATCAATCAGATATTAGGTAGTTTAAAATTTTAAGGAGTTATAATGGCAAACAGGTCAAAAGAAGCAGAAAGACAGAATAAAGCATTACAAAATATTCTTGAAGGTAAACCAGTAGAAAAGGATTATGTTCAGGTTGGATATGAGGGTAATAAAGATAAAGGCCAAGGTGGTAAAACCAGAGAATCAGAATTAAGTAAAACAATGCAATCAGTTAGAATGCCTTGGTTTTGTCCTAAGTGTAAAAAGGCAATGAAGAAAAAACTTGATAACAAGTTTTGGAGATTGATGGGACATTGTTTTGATTGTCAAATAGATTATGAAAACCAACTAAAAATTGAAGGTAAGTTTAATGATTGGGCACACTCTAAAATGTTAGAAAATCAAAAAGCTCAATTAAAAGATTTAGAACAAAGTATAGATGATTTTGAAAAAACAGGTGGTAAAAAAGAATGGTTCAATAATGTAGGTGTTAATACACCAATGTTAGAATCAGATAAATGGGAAATGGGTGAACAGGAATTTGAAAAAACCATTCAGGAAGCAAGAGATTTCATACAAGAGAAACAACAAATCGTGAAAGAAGCAGAACAACAACTAAAAGGAGCAGAATAATGGGAATCATTAATGCAATATTAAACCTATTCTTTGGTGGAAATAAAAAGAAAGAAGTCAAAGAGTTAGATAAAGCTATTAAAGTTAAAGACAATGAAGTTAAGGAACTTGAAAAAGAAGTAAAAGTTCTTGAAGCAAAAAAGAAAGTTAACAAAAAAGAAGTAGCAAAATTAAAAAGAAAAGTAACCAATACTAAAAAACAGATTGAAAAAGCTGGTGAAGCGGTAAAAGAAGACAATGCCGATGAAGCAGTTAAATTTTTAAAGAAGTTTAGTAAATAAGTTATATATTTATATATATGAGATATTTAATTTACATATTACTAATCGGGAGTTTATTCGGTCAAGATGTGATTGAACCTAAAACCTACACCTTTACAGAGGAAGAAGTTTTAGGATTTACCAATACGATTAAAGAACTTGAACTAAAAGATAGTTTAAATGTTTCTTTAGTTGAGGATTTAGAATCACAATTAAAACTTTTTGAAGAAACATCAGTCATAGACTCGATGTTGATTGCGAATAAAACGAACCAAATTAATCTACTAAAAGACACTACAAAACTACTTGAACAAAAAGTAAAACTCGTTCAACCTAAATGGTATGAAAACAAATGGTTATACTTTACATTTGGGGTAGCTTTGACTGCTACTTCAGTTAAATTAGCAGGTCAAATAGTAGACTAATGGCAGAACCAATAAAAGAAGTAATCAAACAAGAATATATAAAGTGTGCAAAAGATTCAGCATACTTTATGAAAAAGTATTGTATGATACAACACCCGATACGAGGAAAAATTCCTTTTGATTTGTATGATTTTCAAGAAAAAACCGTAACAGAGTTTCAAGAAAATCGTATGAACATCATACTAAAAGCTCGTCAGTTAGGTATATCTACATTGACAGCAGGATATGCTTTATGGATGATGACCTTTCACCAAGACAAAAATGTTTTGGTAATTGCAACAAAACAAGAAGTAGCAAAAAACTTAGTAACGAAAGTTCGTGTTATGCACTCAAACTTACCGAGTTGGTTGAAACAAAGGTGTGTCGAGGATAACAAATTGAATTTGAGATATCGTAATGGTTCTCAAATTAAAGCCGTATCTTCTTCTGGTGAAGGTGCTCGTTCAGAGGCACTATCATTATTAATATTAGATGAGGCAGCATTTATTGATAAGATTGACACAATATGGACAGCGGCACAATCTACATTGACTACTGGTGGTAGTTGTATCGCATTATCAACACCAAATGGTGTGGGTAATTGGTTTCATAAAAATTGGGTAGAAGCAGAAGAGGGACGAGGACTATTTAATCCAATTAAATTACATTGGACTACACACCCGGATAGAGATGAAGAGTGGAGAAAAGAACAAGATACTTTACTTGGACCAAGTTCAGCAGCACAAGAGTGTGATTGTGACTTCTTAACATCTGGTACAGGTGTGATTGACCCAGTATTACTGGAGAACTTAAGAAAGAACTCGTGTAATGACCCAATGGAAAAAAGAGGTATTGACAATAATTGTTGGATTTGGGAACCAGCAAATTACTCAAAGAGTTACATTGTATGTGCCGATGTTGGTCGAGGAGATTCAGCAGACTATTCTGCTTTTCACGTGATTGATGTTGAAAATTTAGAACAAGTTGCAGAATACAAAGGTAGAATAAATACCAAAGATTTTGGAAATATGTTGGTAAGTATAGCGACAGAATATAATGATGCGATACTTATAGTAGAGAACAATAATATTGGTTGGGCAACAATCCAACAAATTATAGATAGGGATTATCCTAATCTATTTTATACAAGTAAAGACTTACAATATGTTGATGTTCAACATCAAGTAACGAATAAACATTATCGTGAAGAAAAGAAAATGGTTGCTGGTTTTTCAACGACTTCTAAGACCAGACCACTAATTATTAGTAAGTTAGAAGAATTTTTTAGAGAGGAAAGTGTAGTGGTTCGTTCAAATCGTTTGATTGATGAACTA